AAAAACAACAAGGATTTAAAATTATGGCATCAAGTTATTCAACAGACCTAAAACTAGAGTTAATGGTTACCGGTGAAAAAGCTGGTTTATGGGGTGATATTACAAATACAAATTTAGTTATTCTTCAGCAATCAATTGCTGGATTTCAACAAGTTGCATTAAACGCAACTACGGGTGCAACTCTTGCATTTACAAACGCAGCAACTTCAAATGGTAAAAATGCAGTTATAGAATTAACTGGAACAATTACTGGAAACGTTGATGTGACTATTCCATCAACAGTAACAAATAAAGTTTACATCATTAAAAATAGTACATCAGGTGCTTTTACTGTAACTGTAAAAGTTTCTGGTCAAACTGGTGTAACTTTTTCTGCTACAGATAAAGGTGCAAAAGTTTTATACATTAATGGAACAGACGTTGCAGATTCAAATGTTGGAAAATTATCAAATGATTATGCTCCACAATTATCAGCAGTATTGGATACAAATGGTAATGACATTGTTGTAGACACAGGTGGAGCAATTGAAGATGATTCAAATAATGAATACATTAAATTTTCAAAAACAGCTTCAGCTGTAAATGAAATTACAGTTGCTAACGCAGCAACAACTGGAGCCCCAAATGTTTCTGTTACAGGTAGTGATACAAACATTGATTTAAATTTAACTCCAAAAGGAATTGGAAGAGTAACATTAAATGGTAATGGTAAAATCAATGGTCTTGCAGAAAAAGTAACCGTATCAGGTACTTTTGATTCTGATATTGTTGTTGATACAAATACACAAGGTGTAATTTTATATACTGCAGCAGCTACTGCAAACTTTACCGTTAATCTAAGAGGAGATGGTTCTAATTCATTAGACGCTTCTATGGATAATGGTGAATCAGTTACAGTTGCAGTTATTACAAAACAAAATGCAACAGCATATTATGCAAGCACTATTCAAGTTGATGGAACAGGCGTAACTCCAGTTTGGCAAGGCGGAAGCGCACCTACATCTGGAAACGTTACATCAAATGACGTTTATACATTTACAGCTATTAAAACAGCTTCTTCTACTTTCACAGTATTAGCAGCGCAAACACAGTTTGCATAATAGGAGGATATTAGAAAGATGCCAATTATAGGTTCATTCGGAGCAGGATCAGGAAGAGGTTTTGGTTCAGGAGGAGCCTCGGGCCCTGCTTTTATAGAAGCTACTGGAGGTTCAATCACAGAATCAGGTGATTATAAAATTCATACTTTTACATCTGATGGAACATTTACAGTTACTAATGCAGGAAAACCAACTGGATCAAACAGTGTAGATTATTTAGTTATCGCTGGCGGTGGAGGGGGTGGCTCAGATTATGCAGGAGGAGGTGGAGCAGGAGGATTTAGAGAAGGTTATAATCCAGGTTCTTATACAGCTTCACCTTTAGCAACAACAGCTTTACCAGTTTCAAAAACAGCATATCCAATTACAGTAGGTGGTGGAGGACCTGGTGGTACTGGTGTAGATGGTATTAGAGGTACATCTGGTACTCCCTCTACTTTTTCAACAATTACATCAACAGGTGGTGGTGGCGGCGGTGCACAATATGATGATAATGGATTACCTGGTGGTTCAGGTGGAGGAGGTTCTCAAGGTGGAACTGGAGGAACAGGCAATACACCTCCTGTAAGTCCTCCTCAAGGTAATAATGGAGGTAGTGGAGGTGGTTCAGCTCCAGGTTATTGTGGTAACGGTGGTGGAGGCGCTGGAGGTGTTGGTGGTAGTGGCTCACCTAGTACTGGTGGTTCAGGCGGTAATGGTGTAACAACTTCAATTAATGCAACACCAACTACAAGAGCTGGTGGCGGTGGAGGTGCTGGTGGTGGTAGTCCTGTTGGTCAAGGTTACAGTCCAGGACCAGGTGGTTCAGGTGGAGGTGGTGCAGGTGCTCCTAGTGGTTCTTCACCTGGAGGAAATGGATCGACTAATACAGGTAGTGGTGGTGGCGGTGGCAATCAAGCTGGTGGTGATGGCGGTTCAGGTGGTTCAGGTATAGTAATTATTAGGTATAAATTTCAATAGGAGAACAATATGGCACATTATGCAAAACTAGGAACAAACAATAAAGTTTTAGCGGTTCACGTTGTAGCTAATTCTGATTGTCAAAATGCTAGTGGTGTCGAAGATGAAGAAGTAGGAAGACAGTTTTTGGAAAAAATCCATAACTGGCCACTTTGGAAAAAAACATCTTACAATACATCTAATGGACAACACAAAAATGGCGGAACACCTTTTAGAGGTAATTACGCAGGAATAGGTATGACTTATGATGAAGATAATGATATTTTCATTGGTAATAAACCTTATGCTAGTTGGGTGTTAAATGTATCAGAAGCTAGATGGCAATCTCCAATTGGGGATGCTCCAGCATTACCTGAAGAAGAACAAGCTACTCATTACTATGTATGGAATGAGTCTACACAAGCTTGGGATAAAACAGCTAGATCTTAATCTTGACAATTACCATTTAATTGATTACATACCTAACAGGTATGCAAAAGAAAGTACTGTCAGAAATCGACCTATATTTTGGTGAGATAGAATCTCCAAAAGGTTTTGAGATTAATAGAGATCATATTAAAATTGATATTTTAATTTCATTTACAGATCAAAACCGAATAAGTAATAATCCTAAAGATTATTCATACAAAGATTATCAAGTTCCATATTCTCAACCATTGACTTGGTTAAAAGATTATTTAAGAGATCATATTAAAGTTGAATATGGTTTTACATTGGTGCAAAAATTTGAATATGGAAATGTTTTTTTTCCTAGAGAACAATCTTTTACAAGACATTTAGTTGACCCTGTTGATTTAAGAAATTCACCTGATTACACATTAGTTTATGGTGTAGATATTGAAGAAGATTCTTGTGAACTTATTATTGAATATGATGACAACAGAAGAAAAAATAGAACTTGGCATTTACCTATTAAAAATAATCATTTTGTTATGTTTCCTGCTACACAAAAATATATGATTACAGAAAATAAATCTAATAAATTAAATACAATACTTACTATCGGCTATGAATATATCTAATTATACTTTAATTATAGATAACTTTTTAAATACAACTGAATGTGATCAGTTAATAAATTATTATCATAATAGTAAAAACAAGTTACATATAAACGACTACAGAGGTTATGTTTTTTGTAAGATAGAAGATGACTTTAAAATAAGTAAAAAAATAAAACACATTGCAAATTTATACACTGAAAAATTTCCAGAGTCTTTTTACACTGAAGATAAATGGGGTTTGTCTGAATTAAGAGTCAAACATTTTAGACCATGTTTTCATTTTTCAAAATGGCATTCAGAACACGGGATTTCTTCTCCTTTTAGAGTGTTGGCTATACAAATATATTTATCTTCACATAAATGTGGAACACGGTTTTTTAATAATAAAACTATAAAATCAAAAAAAGGTAGATTAGCTGTTTGGCCTGCCTATTTTACTCACACACATAAAGGAGAAGTATGTCCTGAAAATTTAGATAGATTTATTTTTTCAGGGTACTACAGTTTTTTTAAATGAATATATCTAATTATTATTGGTATTTTACATCTGCTATTCCACCAAGAATATGTGATGACATAATTAAATATGGTTTATCACAAGCAGAAACAATGGCGATAACTGGTGGATATGGAGATAGAGAATTATCAAAACAAGAAATTAAAGATATGAAAAGAAAAAGAAATTCAGATCTAGTATGGCTCAATGATTTATGGATTTTTAAAGAACTTCACCCATATATTCATCAAGCTAATAGAGCTGCAGGTTGGAATTTTGAATGGGATAGATCAGAGTCTTGTCAGTTTACAAAATATAAATTAAACCAATATTATGATTGGCATCAAGACAGCTGGGATAAACCTTATGACAGGAAAGATCCTAATAATCCTGAACACGGTAAAATTAGAAAACTTTCAATGACTTGTCAATTAACTGACGGGTCCGAATATGAAGGTGGTGAATTAGAATTCGATTTTAGAAACTATGATCCCCATATGCGAGATGAATCAAAACATAGAATACAATGTAAAGAGATATTACCTAAAGGTTCTATAATTGTATTTCCTTCATTTGTATGGCACAGAGTAAAACCTGTAACAAAAGGAGTGCGATATTCATTAGTTATGTGGAATCTTGGATAT